TAGGTCTTTTCTTTACCTGTTGCCCAATTCAATCGCTTGCCGGTTTTATAATCCAAGACTTGGAAGTACAGATCATCCTCTTTGATAATTACGTCGATTGTGCCCTTGATAGAAAGATATCCATCAAATACTTTGTCATTAATCTCATATCGGTACTTAGCCCAATCTTGCTTAATCTCAATATCAAAGAATTGCTCTGTGGCATTGATATTTTGATTTCTCGGGTCCATATAGCCATCATTGTAAGCTAATGCTTTGTATACCCATCCAATACATGTCTGTAGATCTTTTGGTCCTAAGCCAACATCTTCTTCATGATATTTGTAGTATTCAAAGCATAGCTCTGTAACGAATTCTATATCATCGCATTGAGCAAACGTTAAGTCCTGAATGTCATCATTCTTCAGTTTTCTTTTCTTCTCTTCTTGAGCCTTTTTCTTGTCAGCCAGTACCTGCATTACACGATGAAAGACCGTACCTAGTACGGCCTTTTTATTCGTTTTATCTTTCATGCCTAATACGTACTGAAAGAAATATTTCATTTCGCACATCTCAAACGTGCCTAATGAACTGCTTCTATGGTAACATATAATCATATTAAATCACTTTATTGATGCGGTGTACTTGCCCATTTCTCTGATCTTTTTGGTGACACCAAGGTTAATTAGTTCATCCAAGAATGCCTTGCATGATTGATTAATATCTAAATTTGAATTATCAATGATTGCGTCAAACTTATTATAATTGTCTGCGTCAATTTCACTCTGATGAGTGCTTTCATAGAGTGAGCGAGTTAGTCTAATAACTTTTCCACCACGCTTTTGCACAGCCTCAATCTCATTTAAGAATCGACAGTCGCCAATAACAGCAATCTCTGGTTTATCAGCTTCAATTCTTCGAAAGCAATTTTCCAACCAGATTGGCTGGTACATTTTACGCATAACGTCTGTGCCAAAGAATTGCATGAACTCACGAGCGGTCATTGGTCCCTTATGATGACATATCTTACCGTTGGGACCAATATCGCTAGTATCTCCCGGCATATTTTCCCATAATAGATGCTCCTGAATCTGATTCTTTTGTTCGTCTGTTCCATAGACACATTCTGGTGGAATATTAAATAGCATAACACAGATTTCTTTTAATGAATCTGCGAAATTATAGCCGCGAATAAGAGGCCAAATTCTACGAGAGGCATATTGGAAAAATTCATCCGTATGCTGCTGTAGATCAAGAACTCCAAGTTCTTCAAACTCTTTTCCATTTTCATCATGAAAAGTACAGTTTACCACAAGCTCCCCTTCCGGGGAAATTAGAAACTTTTCAACAATATCATGGCGTTTCATCTCATGACCATGTAGATAGTTGGAAAGAGTAGTCTTTCCTGATTGCTTTTTACCGCATAATGCAATGATCTGTGTCATCAAAATTTTCCTTGAATTTGAGGCTTGATTAGTTCATTGACTTCATTGACTGTCATATCGCCAATGTCGTTTTTGGGAATTTCCACAGTATAAATATTAAATAAAAGTTTCAATCGCTCATATATGTCTCTTTTACAAGCGTCACCCGCTTTATCATTGTCAGACATAATAATCACATTTGAAACGCCGGTCTTTTGAATCAGAAATTCTTGAGCATCGCTAATCTTTGAACCGAATATTCCAACGGCATTTCTAATACCAGATTCCCAAAGACGGATAACATCGCCTTGTCCCTCTGCTAGTATTATAGTCGCACTTCTACTAATATGCTCAATTGCTTTTCCGTAATTATACAAAAAGTTGGATTTATTGAATCCCTTTTGGTTAATCCATTTTCTAGGGTCATTACCTATAGTTCTACCGACGCATCCAACCATGTACTCATCATTCTCATCGTACACTGGAAATACAATACGCTTGTACATTTGACTATCGGGCCTAGTGCATAATCCTACATCAAAAAGATCTAGTGCTTCTTGAGAGAATCCTCTATTGATATAGTATTGTGCAGGAAAGGTAAGGTGTTTCCTTACCGTAGATCTTGTTATCTTATTTTGTAGTTTCTCAACTTTTCTTGTATTTTTCAGTAATTTATCTAGTGCTTCTGATGACTTATAAGTAATTGAAATGTCTATTTTTACGCCAGAGCAAAAATCTTGACAGAACTTAATAACTTCTGGAAACTTATAAGGTTTTTTGAATTTATTCTCAAGGAGCATCCAGACTAAAGAAATAATATCATTAGTTGACTTCTCATTGTGACATCCCTGAGTATTACAAAACCATTTACCGCAGTGATCTTCATGATCTTCGTCAATATTGATATTGAATGCAGTAACATTGTCTCCTTCATGGACTGGACAAGAACTTATCAGTAGGTTATGTGACTCGTAATATTCATTAATTTCAAAAAAGGCAAAGAGATCAAAAATCTTCTTCACCATCTTCCTCTTCAAAATTCGCATTTTGCGAATTTGCAAATCCTTGTTGATTGTTGTTTGCATTACTCTTAATCTCTCTAATAGTGCCAACTTCTCTTACTTTTGCAAACTTGCCGTCCATTTGCAAGCATATATAACCTTCGTCTTCCATTCCGGGTCCATGTCTGGAAACAATTGGTATAAGTTTTTTATTTCCATTGTTTATTCCATCCGTAACTTTTTCTTCATCTGACTTATCCTTGAAGATTGAGAATGAAGTACAGAGCCAAACTAAACGGTCAGATCCGGAAACTACATCTGTAGATTCCTTGGTAATACCATCTCTATTAAGCTGCACAAATGACAAACACGGGCAATCATTCTCTACACAAAAATTATGCAGTGAAGTGATCTGAAAACCGAGAACTTGGAATTCTGCAAGATTGTTATTAATACTAGAAGATGTCATCAGTTTTAGATAGTCATAAATAATCACGCAGTCATTTAGTCTTCCTGTTTCATCATAGCCAACTCTCTTTAATAGCCATCTTTTGATAATAGATAGTGTTTCATCAAATGGTCTACCAGCAATGCTAATATAGTCATAAGGTATAGATTCAATAGTCTCTACAGATTTTGTCACAGAGTCTACTTTTTCAGGATCTGTAGCAAATTTACCGGATGCAACATCATTAATTTCAACACCGCTTTTATTTGCAATGATTCTATTCCAGTGATCTTCTGTGCTCATTTCTGTATCAAGCATAAGTACCGGTATATCATACTCTCCAGCAATATGCAAGGCAATATTATCGGCAAGTACAGATTTTCCAGTTTTGGGACGAGCAGCAATCAGGTCTACGCATTTTCGACGCAAGCCGCCTCCAATAGCCTTATCGAATGCACTCATACCAGTTGGAATACCAATAGACTTGCCATCATTATTCTTGATATGTTCTAGATATGCATGGATGCCTTCGCCAATAGATTTTGGAGAAAGATCATCTTCCTTCATGAAGGATAGACATACATCTTGAATAGGGTTTTCTGCAATCGACAAAATGCTGGCGATGTCCTCATCTCCAGTAACTTTGTTCAGGTTTAAATAAATGTCTCTGAGCTTACCCTGCATGATTCTGGCAAATTCAAGCCTCTTTAGTTTTTTGGCGTGCTCTGCGACATTATTAATATTAACCGGAGTATTCATAACTCCAGTGATATGTTTTAGCATATCATTTTTTTCAACAAATTCGTCTAGGTTTAGACTCTTTGCTGATGACAGGATCTCTGTATAACCAACAACATCTCCACTTTCGAATGAATGCTTAATGCACTTATATAGGACTTTGTTATTTTCGATTGTGAAACTCTCTTCATTTACGAAGAGTTCAACTTCTAGTAAGCATTCCTTACCATGCTGTAAAAGTCCGGCAAGAACAGCACGTTCAGAAGCTACATTTTTCAAATCGGTTTCTTTAGACACTATCAAATTCTCCGCGAAATACATTTGTCGCAAATGTAATTTTCTCTAGCAAACATTGGATTGACATCAAAGGATTTATTGCATTGTGAGCATGTAACACTTTTAGTTTGATATTCTCTACGCTTTCTTTCTACTCTAGGAGAGTTAGAGTCATCAATACTGTTGAAGCCTCTTTCCTGCTCAGCCTCTTCTAAAACTCCAGCCATTGACTCAAACTTATTTTGACCAGAAGACTTTACCGACCGTTTTGGCTTGGATGATTTTATTGAGAAATTTTCATCTACTTTAGGTTCTGACTTTTTGGTTTTAGATCTACCGTTCCTTCTGTTCTTTTTGGGAGGATCTTGCTTCTCTAACTTTTCAAGTCTTTCCATCATATTTTTAAGACTGGCGGATAATTCATCCACAGGTTCTGGCTCTGGAATATCTACTTTTTCTCCGGACATCATTTGATATGCTTCTGATATACATTCCCAATTACTGTCAATGATGCCATCATAGAGCAATTCCCGCACTTTATCAACTAAATCTGTTAACGTCATTTAAAACTCCTAGCTTTTCCTAAATCTTGAAAAAGTGAAACCCTCTTCTTTATATCACGACAGGTTTCTGACAACATCTGAATACCAGCATACAGTCTTAAACGCGACTTTTCAATAGATTGTGCGTAAGTATTCTCAGAAATTATAGATTGCTTTTTTATTTCTGCTGGTAGAAATTTGTCATAGTTTGACCATTGTTTAGCAAACAAATAGTTCAATGCTTCAACACACCAAGTATACTGACTACTTATTAAATCTAGCTTCTTTTGAAGAAGACCGCCATAATTCATCAGGGTAATTGCATTTGTAAAACATTCATCAGATGTTAAACTGATTATTTCTTCTGGCGGAAGATGTAATATGTGCGAATATTCATCACTATCTTTGTACTCTACAATATTATTAGCCGCACAAAAGTTATCAATCCATTCTGTAAATTTGTCCAGTCCATCTATTCCAGAGACTGTTGAATCAAGTTCTTCCATTCTGACCTCTCATTGTATGGCAATGTGACAATTTTGATTTCGTTCAACCGACACCACTCTATTTTATCGGAATCTCTCTGTTTTGCAAGCACAAAATCCATTTTATTTTTGTGAAAAAACGGAGAATATTCATAGTGCTGCTGACCATGAACTTCGATCACAAGCATTAATTCAGGCAAGAAAAAGTCGGCATATAATAAAGAGCCTCTGCCAAGACGTTTAGATCCGGGCAGAGTGACTTCTTCATATAAAGAGTAGGTAGGCCAATTCTCTTTAATTAACTCTCTAGCTTGTTTATGGTATGATGATTTTTTGGATCTGAAGTTCCTAGACTTATTTTTAGCATAATTAAACTTATGTTCTTTTCCATCTAATCCAGTAACTCTAAACATCCTTTAGCATACCATTAACCTGTGCCTTTACTTGATCAAAAATATCCTGTCGCTCTACAAGG